TTGCTTTTAAGAGTTCTGTCTTATCCTCGATTTCCTCATTGACAAAGACACCCCAGCGGTGTTTTAGCTCACCATTTTGAGACAAGCCGTATTCTTCCCTTGCACTATCTAGTGCTACAAAGTTTTGACCAGCTGGTTTGTCTATCGGGTCGCCTTTTTCGACCGACCAGACAACATCAGTAAATTCGATTCTTCGACCGTAGCCTTGCCACCTTTCTTCCTGTGGCAAGTGTCCCTCGACATCTTTAGGCTCAGCTTCTTCGTGTTGGATTTCCTCGCCTTTGCCTCGGCCAATCAAGCAGGTTACGATGTCATCTGTTGATTCCTCGTAGACGACTTTTAGCAGGTTGTTGCCATGTTCAAATTGCTTTCCAGTCGGCTTACCAAAACGCTTCTTAAGGTCGATATAGCGACTAGTAATTTTGTTATTGACAAAGGTGTATCTAACATTAAATTCGCAGTTAAAAGCTTCTACAACCTTAATCAGAGCCGCTCGTGGACTGATGTAGTAATAACTAAGTGTTCTAACCTCAGAAATTCCTTCAACTTTACCAACTTGGTAGCCTGTGTCCACTAAAGCATCTTCAAGACAAGCATCTGCGGACGATTGCCTAAATCGCTTGTCTTTGATAATGGCAATGGTGTCGAGGTCGCTCTCAGCTTTGTCTAAGCCTTTATAAAATTTACTGTCTTCTAGGTTATAATCAATAACTTTAAAAAGTTTGAAGACCTCTCTTTCCTCGTCTGGGACTTTATGGAAAAAACCAAAGTAGACAAAAGGCTCAATGTCATAGTCAATTGGCACTTCAAAACTAGCTTGGTCCCAATCATTGTTTTTGACCTTAAAATGCCACGATAGCAAGTCCTGATGGCCAACTGTATCAATTAATTGCTCCAGTTTATCAAAGAGATAAATCATAGATAAACCTCCCTAAACTCTGCAGTTATGGTGGCATTGTCACATTTTAAGGTGTTTACACCTGGTCTCAATTCAAAATAGCGACTGTTAACCATATCTAAATCGCCAAGGATGTTGCGGCCGTTCTGGGTAATTTTACCTGTGGCCATATCAATCTTGATTTCGTCAATGGTATAAGTACCAGTCAGTCTGATATACTTTTGACTTTCGACATGTAGCAGCTTGATTTCTTCTGTTGGTGATGAGAGGTTGAGAGTGATGATAGGTTTTGTATTGAATAAGCCATCATTTTGAACAACATCCCCTTTTTTGGTTTTTATACCAGACATTTTAAATGGATCATAACAGATAAAAACCAAGCCAATAATTTGTTCGTTAGAAACTTCTTCTGGGACATCTTTAGATTTAAAGATGCCTAGATAATTTCTGTCAGGTTCGTCTGAAAATGATAAAAAAACTTGATTGTGACTAACAATTAATTTGTTTAATTTTTCATATTGTAAACGCATTGACTTGTTATCTTTTCCACTGATTTTAGCTTTTATTTCTAGTTTTCTGACTTCAACTGTGGCATTGTGGAAATACTCTCCGTTTCGTCCTAACACACTTGTTGTTTGATGTTCTAAGTCCACCACATCACGACCAGAAACAGTCAATGTCCTAAAGGTACCGAAACCATTATTGAGTTCGTCTTCTAATACCTTTCCACCAATTGTTGTCTTTAAATTAAAAGTAACTTTCGGAGTACCTCTGATAGTATCGTTAAATTCGTACATTTTACTCCTTTCAAAAAAACTAAGAGAAACAACTACCAGCTGCTTCTCTTTAGTCTGATTTTTTCAATTTTTGCTTGTTGATTAGTGATGTCACTTACAAATGCTTCGTATTCGTTTCCGCCTAAACTAAAGTTTATATACGCTGGTTGAGCTGTATGTACAAACTCTTGTTGCTGCGATAACGATTGCGAACTCTCTGATTTGACAACACCTTGGAATTTAGCTCCAATGCTAGTCAGTCTATCTGCGATATTAAAATCAAAGCTATTGATGCTATCAAATAACCCGCCAACAGAGTCGTCAACGACATCAGCGTTTTTGTCGATACCCATAGCTACCCCTTGCGGGATATATTGACCAACTCGTTTTGCAAACAACCTTGACGGCGAATGAATCATCGCCTTGGCTCTTGCTGCTCTCTCGGCTTGTGCTACAAGGGCGTTTGCTGCAGCTGTTACAGCTCCTAGCGCTGAATACATTCCTTGCGCAAGCCCTTGTCCGATGTACGCTCCAGCTTGACGCATAGGACCAGCTCCCGCGTTGGCTCTTGATACCGCAGCATTAACCATGCTAGAAATAGCATTAATAACAGCACCTTGTTGAGAAGATAGCCCCCGAGCAAGATTTTGTCCTGAACGCTGTCCCGATTGTCTCATTTGTTGCTCTAGTTGAGACCCAAATGTCCTGGCCTGAGATAGCATTCGAGATAAGATTGATTGCATTTGAGAGGCCGCTTGATTAAATGATGTTATAATGCTGCTTACTATTGCAGCCATGGCAGATTGAATCATAGATTGCATGCTAGCAAATGCTGACGAAACAACTGTTGTACTAGAAGCAAAAGCTTGTATTTGACCAACAGTTGCTGTCGCAGAAGCCCCTATTTGGCTAAAGCCAGCTGATACAACAGAAAGCACAGCTGATAAACCAGCTATTGATGCAACTAGCACTCCTGTTGTTGCAGATAAGCTCATCAAATTAGCATTGAATGCTGCTATTGTAGGACCGGCAGATGCTAAACCTGTACTAAATGTTGATGATTGAGCAACAAACGCGGCAAAGCCAGCGCCAGCTTGTGCTAGAGCTGGTGTTATTGTCATTAGTTGAGCTTTAAACATAGTGATTGGAGCATTAATTGCAGCCAATCCAGTCACTGCTGCCACCGCCTGAGTAGTAAATGTGGTAAACCCACTCGCTGCCATCGTTAGGACTGGCGGTAGAGTTGCAACTGCTGTCTTAATAGTTGCCATGGTGGTGGCAAAGACTGTTAATCCAGTAATTGCTATCGTAGCACTTGTTGCTAGACGTGTCATACCATTGGCTACTTTGCTCATAGCAGAACCTAATGTTGTCATTTCGCCAGCTGAGCTAGCCATCTTCCCTAGACCGCTTGCCACAGCTGCTAATGTAGCAACCAAATCTCCAAGGGATAAATCAACAAGCATTTTAATGCCTTTAGCCATCTCTTTTACGCCACGGCCTGCATTAAGTGCCGCAGTACCCATAGAATCAAGGATATTTGCAACACCGTCAAGGACATTCCTAACTGCACTACCAAATGATTCAATTACTGCCCCAACACCTTCTAGAGCTGATTTTACACCATTTCCAAATCCTTCAAAAGCGGTTCCTAGACCCGTCAATACATCTTTGATAGCCGAACCGACAGATGAAATAACAGTAGCTATGCCATTGAATACTGCGGTAATCACACCAGTTAGCGATTGGATAACAGCGCTAATGGAGTTAATAACCCCAGAAATACCACCAAAAAGTCCTGTGAAAGCCCCTATAACGAGAGATGCCCCTGTTGAAACGGCTATAACGAGCTGAGATAATCCGCCCGCTACTGCGCCTACAATCTGAGAGATAGCTCCAGCTACAATTGGCAACATAGAGCCAATAGCGTTTGCGATAATAGGTAGTAAAGTGGCTAGACTATCAGTGACCTGTTGTAAGATTTGCACAACAACATCGCCAACGGTTCTTAAAATTTGACTAATGCCATCAGCTTGAGTTCCTGCCAAGGCAAAAGCTGCTCCTACCATTAAAACAGCCGCTCCTAAAGCTAGCCATGTGGTAGGCGGTACCATAGCAATCGCAGCACCAAGTCCCTTGAATGCAATCGCTAGCCCAGTGCCTATACCTTGCGCAACTGTTGATATTGCGGTTCCTAGAGAACTAATGATAGGGGGGATTCCAGACAAAGCAGTTTTAATACCAGCTCCGATACCTTTTGCAGCTGTTGATATGGCTGTACCAGCAGACTTAACGATATTACCCAAGCCGCTGAAGATTTGGCTAATAATGCCACCGCTTCTTCTAGCGCCGTTAGAGGCTTTGTCTGTTCCTTCTTTGGCTTTGTTTCCAAAGAGACCAAATTTGCTGCCAATTTTATCCAAAAAAGAACCAATGACGCTTTGTCCCGTTAATTTTTCGAATAATTTAAAGCCTCCCCCGACTGCTGCAAAAGTGGCTATCCAGCTTTGCAATCTGCCAGGTTCCATTTTACCGACAACATCAGCAATAGCTTTTGCAAAATTAGACACATGCTTTACAATTCCGCCTACAATAGAGCCAAAGTTTTTCCAACTGCCTCCACTCATAGCGCTAGCTACATTTTTTAACGCTCCCCAAACACTTTTTAAAGCTCCTGAAAAAGCACTAATTGCTCCAGTTTGTTTGAAACCGCCCCAAAATTCTTTAACCTTTGAAGTGACAGATGAAATCGCCGATGAAATATTAGATACAATTTTATCGATATTAATTCCTTCAAGGAATTTCCCAAGATTACTAGCAAACTTAGAAAAATCAACTTTATCGAGTTGTTTACCGATTGCTTCGATCGCTCTAATTCCAAATTGGTTCACTTTTTCAAACGCTGGTTGCAATTTGTTGGATAAGCCTTCTCGCATACCGTCGATGGCTTGGTCAACAGTTTTGAACTCAGTTGCCATCTTTTGGAAACTCTTATCATTGCCTGCTTTTTTTACCGCTTCCAAAAAATCGCTGGTTTTAACCCTACCCGCCTGGATATCGGCGACGAGTTCATCAAGATTTTTACCCATAGATTTAGCGACTTTAGCCATCCCTGCAGGCGCCTGTTCCAGCATTATCCTAAAGTCTTGCCATGCAACTGTTGGTCTTCCTACTGCTTGCGTCATTTGTTGACTGATAGACTTCATGGCCTGCTTCGGATTTTCAGCAGATGCAGCTAAACCGCCAAAAGCTTTTACGAGCTTTCCGGTATCTTTCACACCAACTGCCGCTAACTGTGCATACGTGCTAGCCATATCTGATGCCGAGTAGATTGTTTTAGTTGCATAGTCTTGCATCGCCGTTTTAGCTGCCAAAATTTGTTTTTTTCCAAACCCAATGTCCGCTAAATTGGCGTCAAAAGTTTTCCACGCTTTCGCTGAACTATTCATCTCGCCAAGCATAGAGCCAAGGCCTGATGACACTGTCCTTGTCATTGCTGAGATAGCTTGTCCGGCTAAATTCGCTCCTAACATGGATTTAAACATGGAACTAGCTTTTTGAGACACCGATGAAAAACCGGTTGAACGCTTTTCCAAGCCATCGATTGAACGGATTGCCGATTGTAATGTTTTGCCAAAGGTTTTATCAACAGCTGTCAAAACCGCTTCAACAGAATAAGATTCTCCCATTTAACCTCCTTTCTTTAAAGGTTAGCTTTGAGAAGTAAATCCATACCTTTCTTGTCGTAACCTTCATCAATTTCTTGAGTGATTTTTCGGATTTCTTCCTCATAATCAAAAAAGTCCTTGAATTTTTTATAAACAGGGACTTCTTTTTTATTTTTCTTGCCACCAACAAGTTTTGTTGCCGTAACTTGGTGGTTTATCCAAGCTTGTTTGTGAGCTTTATGTGATTCATCAACAGCCGCTAGTGCTTTGCCTGTCATTAATAAATCATATTCATACAAAGTTAATCGCCCGATTTCATTGATGTTAGTCATGCCGAGATATCTAATACAATTAAGCACAATCATCTCAAAGCTTTCTTGAGAAGAATAATCTTTTAAGCCTCTGCTTCCATTTCCGCCATGTTTTTGTCCAGTTTGGCGATAAATAACTTTGAAGCGTTTGACTGACGTAACTCGTCTAGAACATCGTCGAAAAGTTTTTCGATATCTTCGACCTCATCAATGTAGTCGTAAATGTCGTTCAAGCTTGGACGAGGTGATTCTGTAATGGTTCCAACATGGATGATTTCGGCAAGTGTCACAACATTACGTTCAAACAAAAACGGAACCGTTGATTGTAAACCAGTGCCAAATTTCATCCCCTCGCGTTCTGTAACATGAGCTCTATCCATTTCAGCAACAAATCGTGTGCCAAATTTTACGTTATGAGTTTTTCCTTTAATTTCCAATTGCATTATTCTTTCTCCTTTAAAAATAAAAGGTTAGATACTAAATCCAACCTAACCGTTACATTTCAAAGCTGTTTTCTTTTTTAGATTCTTTGGTTGTATCTTTAAATGCGTACTGTACAGCTGCTTTTTGGGCATCTGTTAATGTAGCGAATCCTTTTTGGCCAACACCGTTGATGGCAAATTCCATTTCAATTTCAATATTTTCCTCAGCATTTTTCTTAGCACTGAAGCTTGAAATGTATCCTTGGTAGTAAGTCGCTAGGTATTTACCGTTTCCTCCGTTTGTTTTATCTTCACCAATACCCCAAATTTTTGCAAGCTCCCCGCCTTTGGGGTTTTTGAATGCTTCTTCTGAATCAATATCCCAAATTTCTACAAGCTCACCATCCTCCATGGCTTTTTCCAGTTTTGCCGCTAACTCATCACCTTTAGCTAAAATAGATGTTGCTTTAAAGTCGTATTCCAAAGCCCCCACGGACTGGATAATACCATCTTTAGTTTTTTGTCCATCTACGTCACGGCTCTTCCCAACTTCGTGCTCGGTTTGAAAAGCAAGTTTAGTTGCTTCTTGTTTTTCCGCTTCTTTCAACAAACGAAATAACAAGATTGAGTGAATCCCTTGTTTTGCTTCTAATTGTTTTGTTTGTTCTTGTGCTTCTGACATTACTTCTTTCTCCTCCTTTTTTATTTCTTTGCTAGGTTCTGGCATTACTACCTCCTATCTCAAATTAAATCTAAGTGTGACAATCGCTCGTTTAAGAGGTGTCACAGTTGTTGTATCGTCCAAAATCTGAACAGACGACTGACGGCTATTAAACGACCAACAGAATCCATCGATACGAGCTACGGACATAGCTTGCGAAAAAATAGCAGATGCCATGTCAGACACCTGCTTCCGTTTTTTCTGCACCCCCCAAACAGACAACATAAGTTCAACAGAACCTTTAATGTCATCTTTATTTGGAATATATTCCGCATCAGTAGATTCCATTTCCACAAATGGATATGGAACTTCCGTCATCGGTTTATAATCGTAAACCTTAAAACCTAAAGACTGGATGCGTTTAAACATTTCGTCAAAAATAGACTGATCTCTAGTTTTAATCATTTGACAAGCGCCTCCAAATCTTTTCTAAATTTTACTTTTTGCTCTTTTAGAGCTGGCAAAACAAACGGTTGTTTGCTCATAAGGCGAGTTCCTCTTTCAAGGTAGCCGGCATAATGAGTTCCTGGTTTAACCTTGACACTCAATCCACCATCGCCGATTTGCATGGTAATAGAACGTCTAGTTGCACCTGTTGAATAGCCTTTTGTAAATACCGCTTTATTAATCATTTTCCTTTGAAGCTGCGTCCCATTGTCTCTGACAATCTTCTTGACGGCATCTTTTTTGATAATAAGCTCAAGTTTCTTTTTTAAACCAGCTGTTCCAACTACTTTTAAAGATATATCAGCCACCAATAGAATCATCTCCTTCCAGATAAAAAACAATAGCGCCAAGCTTATTTGCCTGCGCTTTGTATCTCTTGCCCCCATACTCGCAATAATCAAATGCTTTTGTATAAGGCTGCTTCAGGTAGATAATTTTACGATCCTTTTGATAATCTCCAAAAATCTGTACGGACTTTTCCATACCCATGTCCATCACAAAACAAGGTTTTGTGACACTTATGGCCTCTGTGTGCGTATACTCACCTAAATCGGGGTTGTATTGCTCATTCGTCGTTTTAACAAATGTAACTCTATCTGCATATCTCATAAAAAGTACAGTCCCCCTTTACGAGATTTGTCTTTGATTAAATTAAGCTTTGCCATAATCATGGCATCGTATGGTTCAAACTCATCCAAAAAGTCGTAGTATGTTGTCGTATGACCTTCCACACTCTCGCTTTTTGCCCTCTCGGCACCTCTACGGTTAAATCTAGCAATTAAACAATCTTCTAAAACAAAACTAAAAGCGCTGTCTATTTCGACAGCACCATATTTAGCTTTAAAATGGTCTGTAACGCGTTTTAGCAACATGTTAAGTAAATCGTCCTGTTGACTGTCTAAGATGCCTAAATCAAGCTTTACATTGCTTATAACGCTACTTGTGTTTACTGCATCCATAAACACCTCCTAGTTATCCGATTGCTTGCTTCAAAAGCTCCAATAGATCGGACTTTTTAAGTTTAGCATCATACCCAACATTTAGTTCGTCAAGTTTGCTTTTAATCTCACTCACTTTTAGCTTGTCAAAGTCTACAGACGGTTCTAAAACACCGCCCTCTGTCAAAAACTCTACTCGGTCGCCCGAGTAAATATCGCCGACTTCGTAGACTACTTTTGTTACTTTATCTTTAAATGCTCTAATTACTCTAGGCATGTTGACCTCCTACATCTCAAAGCTGTTTTCTTTTTTAGTTTCTTCTTCGGATTCTGTTGCATTAATGATTTGTACTTCTTCCAAGCGTTCAAACGATGGCAAAGCAATCATAGAAACTTTTGTTTGGACGTTCACTGGGTCAGTTGTCTTAGTAGTGGTAATTGCAATACCTGTTTCAACAATAGAGACCTCAGCATCTGTTGCCTCACCACCAAGCAAATCTGATTGCTCTGGAGTAGTACCAAATACTGTGTAACCAAGATTGCCGTTAGGAACTAAAGTTGCAAATCCATCTGGGAAGTATTTTTTAGCTTTACCGTCGTCTCCGACAAACATTCCATCCTTAAGCAAAATTTTAAGACCTAGTTCATCGGCAATATAAGTTTCCAAATCGCCTTTAGTAACAGCTGCCCCATCTGGCGCCATAGGCTTTACAACGTCTAAAGTATTACTTGCATTTTTAATCAGGCTAAGTGTCTTAGAGTTCATGATGATAGCTTCTGGCACAAAGCCACGTTCTGCCATTGCTTCGATAGCTTTTTCGATGTCTTTAAGTGGTGTAGCGGTATCTGCTTGTTCCCATTTTGTATCTGGCTTAGTTGTTTGCGAAGAATCTAACCCATAATCAAAATCTTTCATGACACCGTTTGATGTAACATGGATTTTACCTTTAGACAATACTTCCATACGCATTGCTTCTAGACGTGCTTTTGCACCTGCAATAAGTGTTACTTTATCGTTGTAAATCGCTGCTAGCGCTGTGTCAATAAGCTCTTGATTTTTAGTTTGAGCTAACAAACTGAGCTGCTGACGGTCTGCTTCCTTGACAACCATAGCCTCTTTGAAGAATGGCATTTTTTCATTAAGCAATTCAACAGCCATACGATCACGTAGCGGCACTTTAGTGTCAAAAGCAGCTGCTTTAAGAGTAACCGGTTTTCCTGCTGCACCTTTAATAAATGACAGTTCAAGGCCTAGTTGTTGTTTTGGCGGAAACGCATTTTCCCCTAGCGTGTTTCCGACATTTTCGTTTTTAGCATTGTAAAAACCTTTGATATTTTCCGATGTGATAATTTCATGGATTAACGCCATATTTATTTACCTCCTTTGATAAATTGGATGTGTGGTAGTACTTCTTCCAAATTCTCATAATTTCCCGCAACAGATGAATCAGCAAGCTTGTCTGCATTAATAGTCCCACGATAGACACAAGAACCAGCTGCATCGCCATTTGTTAAATCAACATCTGTAAGTAAGATGCCGTCAATGTAGTCTGCACTGTTATCGACCGCTTTAACTTTCTGTTTGCGGTCTTTAAAAACTGATTCCGAGACACCTGCTAACACTGTTCCAGCCGGAACAACTTTATTGCCAATTGTGCTTGAATCCAAAGTTACTGAAATAGCTTCATAGTCGAGATTGTGTAGAATCTCTTTAGATGTTGTTACTTTACGTTTGTTCATGATTTCCTCCTAAAAAAGCTTGGTGCTTTGTTGTGCTGCCTTACTAGCCAAGTTAGCACCGTAATTGGTTTGTTTGCTCAATCCACCGCCTGTTGACGGAGTGGTCTGGCGTACAAGAGCTTTGCGGTCATCAGCGATAACTTTAGCAAATGCGTTTGCTAGCGTTGTTACATTTGCTTTTGTTTGTTCTGCGTCCAAAGTCACAACTAAACCTAACACGTCATCGTTGACGTTGATTTCAGATTCTGCAAACATTTGACGAGCTACTGCTGTTAACTCATTGCGTGTCTTATCGTTTTTTAGCTCTTGCAATTCGTCTAACAGCTTCTGCTTTTCATAGTCTGCTTTTTCTTTCTCGTTCATCTTAGCCATTTTTTTGGCTTCCGATTTCTCAGCTTCTTGTTCTGACTTCCACTTCGCAAACTTTTTGTCGATGATAGCGTCCACATCTGCATCTGTATACTTTTTTTCGTCTTGCGGTTGTTTTGCTTCAGGTACCACTTGCTCTTCAACCGTCTCAACTACTTGTGTTTCTTCTGCCATGATTGGCACCTCCTATGTTTTAAATCGTCCCCGATTATTAATTCCATAGCTTTTATCGTCGTCAATGCTTGGACATAATAAAAAAACCGTATTCCTACGACTTAGTTTGATTCTAAAGGGGTCGAATTCGACCAGTTTAAAATTTATTTTCGCCACTTCCGCTTATAATTTTGCTTGATGTGATTAACATCATCACCAATTGACTTAATAGCTAATTGGTTATCTAAAATCGTATTTTTAGCAGTTACAAACTCTCTATTTATTGCTTGGGTGTTTTGTTGTATAATCGCTCTCAGCTCTGCAATTCGTCTGTTTTGATTCTTAATTGCTTCAGCTTGCATAGCATTTTCTGCAACAAGCATCACAACTGCTGTTTCTAACTTACGTTTTTTCTTGATGCGTTTATTCATATTTATTCCCCTTTGTACAACCAGCTAAAATCATTATCCTGCAATACTTGATACAAAATCAAACCAATGCGGTTAGCTTGATCCTCTTCGTGGTTAGTATAGCCTGCTTCAACTAAAATTCCATGAACAATTTCGTGGATAAGTGTTTGATCTTCGAGCTGCTCGGTTAATGAGTCATCTAGTTTAATTTGTTGTGTTTTGTAGTGTATAAGACCCCAATTGCCATCTTTGCCTTACAGGTCCGATGCCTTTTCAACAGAGTATGTCAACCATCCGATTTTTACGCTTTCCATACCTGGTTTACTTTCACGATTCATGTTTCCTCCTGTTTTTGGGTACAAAAAAAGACGGGCGACCACAGTCTTCCGTCTATAATAATATGTTTTTATTTTGATAATAAATTACGCTTTCTAACCTCTTTAGATAACTCTTTAGCAAATCTTTCAGACACTAAAGCTTCACTCATTGGCTGATAAAGCAATTCTTCATCACTCATTGCACTAAAGTCAGGAATTGGATGAGATTCATCCCACTCTTTTTGTTTTTTATTCAAAAAATCAGAAAAATCCATCGCTTACTCCTTTCTTATTTCCATAGTGATTTCTATTTCTTCATATTCATTTATCTTCGCATTAATTATATCATACTTTGTCCCTCGTGGTAGTATAATTTCACTTTCTTCCTCATTATCTGTAAGATAAACATGGCTTCCTTTAGGTACTTTTATTTCAGTCTTAATAGGACGATATCCCATCACGTTTTTTTTAACATCATAACTTGCAGAAGTATATCCATCGTTGGTGTATGATAATCCTCCCTGGTTTAATTTATCCATAAAATTACCTGAATCAAAAATATTATTGTTTTGTTCGTTGATTGAACCTAATAACTCAAAGTCATCAAAGCGATATACTTTTATATTTTTGGGAGTTGAATTTATCGAGATGACACTATCCAATGTGTCGGTAATTAGTTTATCATCAACGTTTAGATAATTGTAGCCTTTATTTCGCAAGGTATTGTTTATATCAAACGCATGCGGTGTTCTAATGTACCCGGTATCTGCTAAATCAGCAGAGTACACTATTTTACGTTGCAAATCTGTTATTTTACTTGCAAACTTACTAAATAACGGCATGAGATTCGGTGTTATGTTTTTCAAATTTTTCAGATTTATCATTCACTTTTTCTTCTTGTTTCTTATCCAGTCCTACAACTGCACAACGACAATACGGATGAAACGGCGGAGAGTTTTCCCCTATTCTCCACTTGTCAAGGTGATATGGACCATGCTTAGCTATATCCTTGCAAACATCACATGCTTTAGGCTCAGGCAATATATCAAACATAGCAAAGCCATTCTCCGCCATGGATAATCTACCAACTTCCATCTGAACCCTTGCATGCTCCGTTATCGCTAGTCGCTTTGCGTAAGATGCTGACACATCAAACTCTCGTCTGATATCCCTTGCAATAGTTAAGCCATTTTTACCTCTTAGGATAGCACTCTGAACACTTTGAGATATGATACTGCGTAACTTATCTTGTCTGTCCCAAATGTTATCTGACCATTTTGCTCCTTTGAAATTAGCATTGATAACGGCATCAGCTAAGCTTTTCACACTCGCTTGGCTAGCAACTGATAATCCTAATAGCCCAGCTTGAAACTCGGTTTCTTTGCGATAGCCTTCATCAAGAAATTTCTTGGTTAGCTTGTGTTCGCCGTTGGCAAGTTCTTGCATTTCTAAATCAATGTTTAAGCGCAATAGTTCCAAAGCATTCGTTTTCATGGCTAAGTTGTAAATAGACATGTCTGCATTTTCTTGGTGGGTAAAATCATCTCTTGTTACCGTTCTCCCCTCTTTTCGTAGCTTCTCAGCCTTTGCAACAAGTTCCTTAGCTTTCTTCTGGTAAGCGGAAATATCAAGCTCAGAAGCTCTCTTACGGGCTTCTGAAAGGTCTATTTTCTCTTTGTCAGCATAACGTTGATAAAACGACTCAATTTCTTTTTCGATATTCCTGAAATGATAATCGTGCAATTGCTTCATGGATTGCTCAAGAGAGATATCGTCTGCCTCTTTAGCATCCATTTCTTTCTTGATACGGTCACGCCAGTATTTACTCTTTCTGGTGGTCATGAGCTAACTCCCTATCAGTCAATCTACTGGTTTCTTCTAACTTCTGCGCTAGTTGACTACGTGATTTCGACTCGCTGTTGATAAGGCTAATTTCTTTCTTAGCATCTTCCACGATGTCTGTAATAGCCATAGCTGTCTCTTGCGACAACTCTCCACCCAATGCTTTAAAGGCTTCAATCTTTTCTTGTAGCGACTTAGGTAGGTTTGGTGTAAATGTGATTTTAAGCCTGTTAATATCAAAACCATCAATCTCTTTAAGCAATTGACTGATACGTGCGATAAGTTTATATCTACGTTTAAGCGACTGTTCAAACAGCGCTTGCATATCTACACGTTCCTGGTCAAGTCCAAACACCTTCCATTTCAACGCCTCACCAGATTGTTGCCCCGCAAATTTGCTATCCGTCATATCTGGAGTGTTTGTAAACTTGTGTATATCTGACACGATACGTGTTTTATATGCTTCAGTACCGTTTACATCATACTGTTTATACAAGTATTTGGCATCTACAGACCCTTCACGACCATCTTGGTCGACAGGAGGCGCTAAGTTAAGGAAGCGAGCTTTGCGCATCATACGTAGGTACTCAATCTCCTTAGCCGATGTATCAACGTAGTCAGGAAATGACACACGCCCGATAATCGCTAAGATGGCATCTGACAAGTCTTGCATATAGTTAGCTGTGTCAGACTGTGCTGCATCGTATAAGTCAATCAGTGACAGCTCCGTCTCATAGTCTCCTAAGCCGTCATCGGTGTTTAAATACTCTGTAATTGGCACAGAACCAAAGCTATGTGCGCTACGGTCAATCTCTGTCAAATCACCGTCATACTCAAATCTAATGACTTTTGTCTTTGTGTAGACCTCTACAATCTTCAAAGTGACGTCTAGCAAGCTTTTATTAAAGTAGCGTACAGCCACTAAGCTAGACTGTTCAACGTCGTTTTGATAGACGATAAAAACCTGTCTAGGATCAAGTCTCACAACCTCTGTTGTGTCCTTTTTACTGCGATAGATAAGCTCATACGCCCTACCAACCTTAGACAAGTCCTTGACAAGTCTACGGTTTAGTTGGTGGAAGTTGTTTTTAGTTGCAATATCCTTTAACAGCTTTTGTTGCTCATCTGTGCCGTCTTCGTACTCCACACGGATTGGATTGCCGACAAGATAGCCTTGTTTAATTGTTGAGATATACTTGCCGTAGTTATGCACAGCACGCACATCAGCCATGTCCTCGTCTTTCCTACGGCCTGTTTCGCAGATGTCGTGGTTGTTACCCTCGGCATAGTCTAAAAGCTCTTGAATGCGTGGTTTTTGCGTTTTTTCGTGATGCTCTATAAATTCCCTGAGCAGCTTATTATCTTCTGCGAATAAGCTATCTTCGTCATCTGCTTCGTAGCGCATACGAGATTCACGGTGGAATCTAAATTCAAGTGTCCTTGTTTTACCCGTGCTGTCTCTAAATGATTCTATATACATTATTGTCCTTTCTAGTAACCAAGGCCTTGACGTAAAACGTTAAACTGATTACCTGTTGGTCTGTTATCTATCAGCCACTGCGAGTACAAAGCATAACGCAAGGCATCTAGCACATCGTCATATTCTTTTAACGGTTCATCTTTGGTGCTGTTTGGCTTCCATTTGTATTGATAGATTTCATCAAAAAAACGAGGAATAACTTCTCGCTTGATAAATAAATTATTTTCTTTCAAAAGTTTGGCGATATGTTCAATGCCCGAAACAATCGACTTGTTAGCGTTCCTTGCTTTTAAACGTTCCCTTTGAAATCTCGCTACATGTTCAGGGCGAGCGCTATCTGACCAAAAAATAATATTGCCGTAATGCTCCTTAAACTCATTAGCTCTATCAACCCACCAATCAATCTCTTTGTATTGCTCTGCAATGCCATCCACAAGATAATAGTTACCTCTTTTGTCTTCGCCAATGATTACAATTGATCCATAATGGTCGTATCCCCAGTCAACTCCAGCGAAATATCTAACCATCTTAGGCAATTCAACCACTTCGTGGACGTTTTTATCATAATCTGAATAAATAGCACCTTCTGCAACCGTCCAAAGACCATATATTCCTCTATCACTAAACATTCCATCAGGCGTGGTGGCTATTAAATTGTCGATGTATCTTTTGCTTAAAAATGTATTGTCAAAAATAGTAAAATGGAAAGTAACTATTCTTTTATTATCAGCTTTATCGATATAGTCCGTCTTTAGCCAATGATTAGGATTGTCAGGGTTTGTATCGCAAATTATTCTAGCCCCTTCCCCAGAACAACGTTTAATAATTTCGTCAAAAACTTCCTTGTTAGCTAGTGTTGCTTCGTTTATATATGCTCCGTAAGATGTCATTCCTCGAATAGCACGCAATCCTGCTATTGAACCTGTAAATGTAGTCACTACGTATACTCCAAAAAGAGTAAAATTTCCATACCTGTCAAACTTAAAAGTTATTCCGTATTTATCTTCTATTTCTCGTAAAATATTTGTGTATAAAGTACCTGCACTAACAGCACCTAAAATATACATTGGTTTGCTAACTCTATCCTGTTCAGCGTTGTGTTTTACTCTTAACAACTCTTTCAAAAACAAATCGTTATCAATTTGCGTCTTTCCAGCACGAACAGCGCCATGATTGATCATCATAAACCAGTCGCTTTGTTTTGCACGCTTCAAAATTTCTATTTGCTTTTTGTGATACAATTTTTCTAAGCTCATTTGTCTAACGCCTCGTCCAACCTATCAAAATATTCCGCAAGAGTGCTTTCTGTTTTGTCATTATCAGATAAAGCAAGCAGTCTCTTATCGTTTTCAAGCTGTAATGCTCTTATGCGTTCTTTTTGCTCTTTCTTATCCAGATTATCTTTTCCAGCAAAAGATACACTTGAAATTAACTCAACTGCTCTTAAATTACCATTCATAGCTTGTTCCACTACTTTCAACGCAATAGCCGATTGAAAAGTTGGGTCAAAGCCAAGATTTTCTAGCTTTTTTTGCGCTTTTTCGTGTGGTATTGTGGAGTTTAATGCCTGCTCTATGATTGCTTTAAACTCTTTTTTTCTTCGCCTTGACTTACCCGAAGCGATACCACCTTTTTTCGTCATTTCTCGGAGTTCGCTCGGAGTTCGCTCACTGTTTGGAATTAAATTTGCATCATTAGCCATCGCCTCACTTCCTTACTTTAAAAAAATAAAAAAAGAAGCAATAGCTTCTTAAATCCTTTTATATGATTGCGGTATTTTTCCTGTCGGATCAATATCCTCGTAATTTTTTGGTTTTTTAAACCTAAATAACCTATCTATTTGTATAGCTACCGCTTTATCTTTGCCTGAGTAATATTCGTCAAAAAAATCTTTTGTTATTCCTGATTTTTTATGAGTCAATTCCCAAATTTTTTCAGGATTGTCTGTTAAAACCTGTTTTATCGTAAAAAAACCAACTACCTTACCAACAGGCTTGGTTGAATATATATAGCATTTTTCAGGTATTTCTTCTAAAAACGATTTCCTGTATTCGAAATGTTTTTTTCCTGCCATTATCTGTTCTACAAATTTGGGGTTAATTGAAATTATTGCATTAGTCTTTTTCATTTATTTAAACCCCATAATATGATTGTTATTTAATGGCAACATTTGATAACCTAAATCATCTAATTCAGCCAAATGAATATTTGAAATATATGATTTTATTTCAGGTACTATAATTGTTCCCCAATTAAGAATGTCTTCCCAAGTCACATTATCTAATAATAATTCGTTATGGTCGTACCCTCTAATTCCTTGATAAAATCCACCATATATAACAATATCATCTATTAGATAAATAGCTTCTTCTAAACCATTTCCATTAGCTAAATTATCATCTTCTAAAACCAATTGTTTTAATTGCTTGATATAATTTTCTTTGTCGTTCATATTACTGTTCCTTTTTCTTTTATTATAAGGAACAGGTTTAAACGGGTCAAGAGGAGGTTTAATCTTTTTTTACAAAAAGAAAACTTGCTATTTTTACGTTAATTCTAGCGTGTTTAGCTAACTGTTTGATAGCTGATTTTCCAGTCGGTGTCTTGCCTTTTTCATAAGATTTTAATTTCCAATTAGGGTTTTTATTTAATGCATAGATAAGATTTTTAGCGCTTGTAACTATCCTAAAATCAAAGTCTGCTTGATCGTAATAATTCGCAATCGATTTTAAAAATTTAGTGCCAAGCCCAATCCCTTGATAATCTGGCAATATAACAAGTCTTGTAACTCGTTTTATTCTTTTATTCTTTGGATGCGGGAAGTGCATTACCCCAATAAATCCAATAATCTTGTCTTTGTCGTATAGTCCAAAACATCGAGCTGCTTTAGCTATATCTCCATTTAAATAATGATAACGTCTAAATTTTCCCCACTCTGCGATTGAGCATTTTCTAACTGCAAAGCTTTTTTCGCTTCGTGGGGGAATTGAAAAACCTGTTGCATTGAATCAGTATTGAAACACCAATCAGGTTGTAAAAACTCTATAACATCATGGTGACAACCGACTGCTATAAATTTTTTATCAGGGTATCTTTTTAGCGCTTTTTTTAGAGCGATACATATTACCTGAGCTACTTGCCTATCAACCACACTTGTAAACTCATCAAAAACAACAAAATCTTTAGTTAAAATTTGCCTTGCTAAATCAACACGCATTTTCTCCCCATTAGATAAAACATGGTAGGGTTTTAACCAAGATGGAACGCTTCCAAAACCTACAGCATAAAACATTTTTTGTAATTCTTCAACATTTTTACACGGAATACTTTCTATTACTGGTTTATCAGGGTAAACGAAATCATCTTGCAATTCAACTCCATACAATTCTTTTGCAATGGTTGTTTTACCCGTGCCACTCCCGCCAACAATAAGGCCTATTTGCCAATTATCAGGATAATCTATATTACCACTAAAATGTTCTCCAACGTGTTCTTCGCCGACGTCAAAATCAGCCATAACTTTTGAGACTTTAAAAGAATATTCTAATTCGTTGTTTTTTACAATATTGAAACTCGGCATGTTATCCCTCTTTCAACAAATTCATCATATAATTCTTCCAATTCTTTTTCAGAAGATGCCTCAACAATAATTACTGATTTATCGTCAATTTCTTCATAATCGGTATCTTGATTTACTTCTTTTTCGTCTTCCAAAATATCAAATCCAAAGTCAGACATATCAATATTTAAAATTTCATCCAATTCCTCATTTAAAATATCAACATCGAAATTAGTATTCATTGTCAATTTATTATGGGTCAAAATGTAAGCTTTTTTCTGTTCTTCGGATAAGTGGGTTAATTTTATAACATCTACTTCTTTATAACCTAATTGCTTAAGTGCTAAATAACGTCCATGTCCTTCGATAATGATATTATTTTCATCTATAGCGATGGGGTCATTATTTCCGAATTCTTTTATTGATTTTTTGATTTGTTCAATCTGTTCTTTTGGATGTAATTTCGCATTATTTTTGTATTCTTTTATTTCTGATATGTCAATCTTTAAAATTTCCATTTTGTCTCCTTTTACACAATAAAAAGCCACCACAATGTGATGACTAATTGGTTAACCATAGATAAATAGCAAATGAATGCTAAGCCTATTGCCTACCCCATTTTGGGACACTTCTATTTATCAAACAGGAACAGTCGGAATCGAACCGACTTGCAACCGTTGTCCCTACTAACCACAAGCAAGGTTGCGACCCTTGGTTTTGGACTTGCGGTTAATATGTCGGTTGGCACCGTCTTGTCCAACCTTGACATCGACTTAGCGCTGGTACGCATTGTCAAGAGGCATTGCTAAGTCTTAATCATTAACACCGAACCCAGATTGCGTATTCTCCTCAAGGGAACGCCAATGTCAAATAAGAGTGTTAATTCACGGCGGACATCGCAAAGTTCCGTGATTCTTTTTGCTTTGATTACATTCCGCAATGTCACAGCGTGTAATCTCTGGGTGATAGAGACGGCAGGATTCGAACCTGCACGTCCCACATACCATAAAATAACAAGTTTGATCGTAGTTAAAGTTGGCGACTAAATGAATAGCCAATTGGTTAAAAGGTTATCTCTTCTTGTTATTTTGCTATGTTACTATATTAACACGTAAAAACATGTATAAACTATCTATTTGCTGTATAAAAACTAGCTAAAAACTCCTTGCTCAACAATCAAAGAACCCTCTCTGTAAAGCTCTGCAAAAGCTAACAAAGCAATATCAAGCGTATCGTAATAAAAACTCTCGGACATACACAATTCCGTATAAATAACCTTATCTGCCTTTTTATAAGGTGCTAAGTATTTGTCATACAAAATCCTGCGTCTCTCTGCCTCTAGTATCATGCTAACGGCTTGCTCAATCGCATCCAGCTCCTGTTCCGCTGACACACGATTAATCGCCAGTCTCTCAACAGGCTTACTAGGGACTCCATGTGGCTGTCTTGGTTCAAAGGAGTAAGTGGCTGTAACTTTTTGAGTATCTACATCATTAGCTATCCTCCGCCAGCGTGGATACTCTCTCAATTTACGCTTGGCATTTGATTTAGTTTTTTGGATATCAATCTCAGGAAAAAACGTCATGAAAGCCCCCAGTATGGTATAATTTAGTTAAGCTTAAATTTAACCAAGGAGGCGTTCGCATGGACGTCTTTTTGTTTTGCGGAGAAAAGTTCCTCTCTTTCTTTTTTTGTTTTTCGAGACAGGCGCACGATGTCAGTGTTAAAGCATTACTAGCGCCTTAATTAATCGCAGATGACCGATAATCCGCTTTAGATTTGTTTTGGTGTAAGGAGGTCCTCGTTTCTATTTTTTTATTTCGGTCCACCCCCACAAAGCCATCGCAGGCTCTCGAGCGCTTGCGTGGGGTTATAAATCAATTAGATAACCTCTAAATATTACATAAACAAAGTCACTATCAAAAACAATAACAACGTCATTAGCGGCGAAATAAAAGCTCTGCCAACTTCTGCGGCAAAATCTCCTTCTGCCCTTTTCTTCGCAACGACAAAGCTTACCAGCACATCAATTGCTATCGCTTGTGGTAAATTGATAGATGGCACGCCGTCAATTGTTGACAAAATATTATTCCAACCGTATTTAATAACAAATCCAGACCATACGACGCTGATTGGTAACAGAGCCAATCCTATAATCAGGCGTTTTTTAAAATAACTTTTCTTGTTGTCGTAATTCATCAATTTATTTAATTCTCTTTCATTCATCCCGTCACCTCTTCAGCAAACTGCCACGCCCAATCAAAATCTTTGCGGATTTCTGATTCGGTGAGGTGGTTTGCTTTTCTTTTCTTCCAACTTCCGGTGTAGTCAATTGCAATGTAAGCTTCCCTGTGCTTATTCTTACTCAATATAACTGTGCCCACGTCATGATTTGGATCGGGTATCTCCACCGTATACAGCTTTTCTTTTTTGATTGTGTATCCGAATTGATGCATGTTAACTAACGTCTGGATAGGCTTAAATGCGCTAAAATTCATAAAATCGAAAAAATCATCTTTTTCTTGATTGTCCCATTCGGCTATATATTCCCAAATGTAATATTCCAAATTATCTTTATGTTTCTCATACCAATCCGCCAAAAACTGCGGAACTTCTGGTTTTAGCGAATCCTTTGCTTGTAATACGCCTTGCTTGTGGCCAAGATAATAGCTAATGTCGTTCTCAATACCAAATTCCTTAAAAATACCTTTAATCCAGACGGCTCTGTCGTGCTCTGGTAGTTCTCGCATTTTAGCAATAATATTTTTAAGATATTTAGGTGACTGCCCTGCGTATCCGTCTGGTTTTATTTTTGTTCGCTCAAGATCATAAAAGGCGTCAACACCAGCATGATTTACATGTACTCCACCATTTGAAAAGGACGAATTGATAATACCTTCAACCCACACTTTATCGCCTATTTTCGCTTCTTT